CTCGAGTTGCCGCAGGTGATGCAGGTCTTCAGAGCCATCCGAGCAGCGCCACGGGTTCGGGCTTGTGCTCGGCGCGCTCGAGCGCCATGCATAGAGCGATCATGCCGTCGTTGTTGGCGCGCGAGTTCGGCTTGTCGATGCGCCAGCCGCGCCGCGAGTGGCGGGCGATCGTGTTCGCGGCGTGGCTGGCGAGCTCGCGGTCATCGGGCAGCGTCAGCCGGCGCTCGACTATCGCGGCGTGCAGACGGACGGACGCCGGGACCATCCGCACGTCGGTCTGCGGGAACGCGAGCACGGTCACCCGCTCGCGTTCGAGTTCCTGCGCGGCCTGACCGAAGCGCCATGGGTCGAACACGACCTCGCGCAGGTTGTAGCGGCCGGCGAGGTCGCGGACCTGGTCGACGCATTCGAGCACGCCGGCGTCGCCGTGGTAGATCGCCGCGCCGACGTGCAACTGCTCGTTGACCCAGACGACGGCTGAGGCCGAGCGGTCGCCGCCGACGTCCACGCCGACCCAGATCGCCTCGCCGGGCTCGAAGTGCGGGACGCCGACGCAGGCTTGCCAAGCGCCGGGCGGCAGCCATGATCCCTCGCCGGTACCCCAGCGGCAGGCGTGGAACTGAGCGAAGCTGCCCGGCATGACGCGCGCGGCCTGCTCGCGCAGGCTGGCGGCCGTGATGTAGCTCGCGGGGTTGCACGCCTTGACAGCCCGGTAGTCGTCGAGCTCCTTGTCGTCGGCGAGGCTCCATTCGAGCCACCGCAGTCCCGATGTGGTCGCGTCGGTGACCGCGCCTTTGCGCGTCACGCGGCCCGCGAGCGCACGGGCCCGGAGTCGCCCGAGCGGCGTGTCGAGCGCTGCAGCCGCCGTGCTGATCCCGAGAAACCGCGCGTCGGGCCGCTTCACGAGCCCCGTGAGCATCGCCTCGAGCAGCTCCATCGGCGGGCCACGCCCAGACCTCATCGCCGACGTACAGCGACGAGCTGAGGCCGTGGACGCGCGGGCCGTCGCTCGGCACGACACGCAGCAGGCGCACGCGGCCCTGGTCGTCTTCGGCGCGCAGTTCGAGGTGGCGGATGACGAGTAGGTCCGAGAGCGCGGGATGCTGCGCGAAGCCGCGCATGCGCTCGAAGCAGATGCGGGCCTGGTCGCGGCTGGCGGCGCCGATCGTCACCGCCGCCGCTTCGACGCTCAGCAGGTGATGCAGGGCGATCTTTGCTGCCAGGCTCGTCTTGCGGTTGCCGCGCGGCAGGACGGCGACGACTTCGCGCTGCGGCCCGTAGTGCGCGCGAGCGATGCGCTTCTCGAAGCCCTCCAGTGGCTCGTCGATGCGCTCGCAGAGCTCGATGAGGCCGGCAAGCCCCGGTCGCACGAAGGTAGTTGTCGGCACAACTAGGTACTCTAGAGGCTAGATGTCCAGAACACCTAGTGATGGGACGCGATGGCGGCTCGGCCGTCGCCGCGACGCGCCCGAGGACCGGGCGCTGACCGCATCGACGATCTCGCCGGCGCTGATCCCCTACGCGACGTCCGGCCAGGCGGCCGTCCTGCCGACCAACGCGCTCGCCGTCGCTGATGTCTTCGCGTGCGTTCGCGCCCTCAGCGACGCAGCGGCGTCGATCCCGCTCGTCTCGTACCGCAAGACCGCGTCGGGCCGCACGCGAGTCGCTGGCGCGCTGGGAGACCTGCTGCGCCAGCCGGCGCCGGCGACGACGCAGGCCAACCTCGTCGGCCAGGCCGTCGCCCACCTGAACCTCTACGGCAACGCCTACCTCGGGAAGTTCCGCGACGCTGACGGCAAGATCGAGCAGCTCGCGCTGCTGCACCCGGACTGCGTGGCGCCCGAGCTGCGCGCCGGCCGCCCGGTCTACACCGTCAGCGACGGGCGAGGGCGCCAGTCCGAGCACGGCGTCGAAGACGTCATCCACATTCGCGCGCTGAGCACGGACGGCCTGCTCGGCTTGAGCCCGGTTCGACAGTGCCGCGTCGCGCTGGGCCTCAGCCAGTCGCTCGCACAGCACGCCGCGGCGTTCTTCGAGAACGGCGCGCGCCCCAGCGGCATCCTGAAGGTGCCCAACGACATCGACCCCGACGAACTGATCGCGCTCCGCGCGTCGTGGTCTCAGCGCCATACTGGAACCGCAAACGCGCACCGCACCGCGATCGTCTCTGGCGACGTCGCGTTCGATGCGATCACAGGCCCGCTCGACGACCTCCAGTTCGTCGAGCAGCGCCACCTCTCCACGGCTGAGATCGCGCGCATCTTCCGCGTGCCGCCCTGGATGGTCGGCGCGAGCTCCGGCGACTCGATGACGTACAGCAACGTCGAGCAGCAGACGCTCGCGTTCGTCACCTACAGCCTGCGGCCGTGGCTCGTGCTCATCGAGCAGGCCGTCAGCGAAGACGCCGACCTGTGCCGCGGCAGCCTCTACGTGGAGTTCCTGCTCGACGCGCTGTTGCGTGCGGACAGCAGGACGCGCGCCGACGTCTACACCGCCGCTCTCTCGCCCGACACGGGCTGGATGAACCGCGCCGAAGTCCGGCGCCTCGAGAACCTCGACCCTGAGCCGGACGGCCCACAGGAGACCACCGCATGACACCCACGATCCGACCGACTCCCGGCGCCGTCGAGCAGCGCAGCGCGCTGGACTCCAACACCCCGACCATCGACGGGCGCAGGCTCCACGGCCTGATCCCCTACAGCGTCGCGAGCCGCGACCTCGGCGGGTTCCGCGAGATCATCGAGCCCGGCGCCCTCGCCGACGCCGACCTCAGGGATCTCATCGCCACCCGCGAGCACGATCGCTCCAAGCTGCTCGGCCGCCACCCCACGACGCTCACCGTCGACGACCGCACAGACGGCTTCGCGTGGAGCGTCGAACTGCCCGCGTCACCGGTCGGCGAAGACGTCCGCGTCGCCGTCGAGCGCGGCGACCTGCGCTCGACGTCCTGGCGAATGGTCGTCGCGCCGGGTGGCGATCGGTGGGACGGCGACGTGCGCCACGTCACCCGTATCGCCGAGCTGCGCGACGTCACCGTCACCGCTGCGCCCGCCTATGGCGACGCCGCGCGCGCCGAGTACCGATCGACCCCCGAACCTGCGCCGCCGGCGCAGGGCCAAACCACGCCGGAGGGCAGCATGGAAGAAGACCGCAACACCACCACCGGCACCACTACCGGCGGTCTGCAGGTCACCGATCGCGTCACCGTCACAGCGACCACCCGCCCGCGAGGGCTCGCGGAGGAGTTCCGCGCGGCCGGCTTCCCCGGCGATACCGCGACGGTGGCGTTCGAGGTCTTCGAGGACCGCGCCGTCACGTGGACCGGCTCCGCGGACAACATCCAGCGGGCCACGGGCACGGCCACGCCGCTCGGCCAGGATCAGCGCTACGCCTGGCCGGCGTTCGTGCGCGTCCCGGTCGACGAGGGCGCCACGAGCGTTGACGTGATGACCCAGACCGCACGGTCGCTCGCCAGCGCGGCCAACGTCGTCCGCGCGGTCGACGCGACCAGCGTCAAGCCCGAGACGGGCTCGACGCTGACGATCGTCAGCACCCCCTTGAAGCAGGTCGCGAACGTCCAGTCCGGGATCCCCAACGTGTACCTCGAGCAGGCGGCGTTCAACACGATCGTCGAGAACGACCTGCGGCTCGCACTGAACGAGGGGCTCGACAAGCTCATCCTCGACGCGATCGCCGCGTCGGGCTTCCAGGCGCCGTCGACCGACCCGCTGCTCGTCAGCATCCGGAAGGCCATCACCACGATCCAGGGCAACGGCTACAACCCCGACACCCTGATCCTCACGCCGGCCAACGCGGAGGCGCTCGACGTCCTCGTGTCCGGCCTCACGGGCGGCGCCAACGACTACGTGTTCGGAGCGGGCAACTTCGCGACGGACACGATCTTCGGCCTGCGCAAGCGCATCTCCAAGACGATCCCCGCCGCGACGGTCGCGGACGCGAGCGCGCTCGGCAAGTTCTACTCGTCGCGCGTGTCGCTGGCCCGCTTCGAGGAGAACGCCGGCAAGACGAACACGTCGCTCGTGCGGCTGGAGACGCACGCGGTGTTCGGCGTCGAGCGGCAGGCCGCAGCGGTGCGGATCGCGGCGGCGTAGGCGCCGCATCGCCCGGTAGGGTTCAGTCGGTCGGGCCTTCGGGAGAGAGGTCTGTTTTGCGAGACCGCCGCCCCCGGGCGGCGGTCTTCGTTCTGAGCAGCCGCAGGGGGTGATATAACTGCGGCGCGGCGAAAACCCCGCGATGGATCTCCGTCCTCAGCCTCGCCCCTCGCCCCTCAAAGGCGCGCACGGGGTCCGGCAGTTGGATCGGGACACCGCCCAGGGCCATCCCGCCGCCCCCGCGTTGGAGCCCCGCCTTTGCATCGCCCTCCGCCGCCCCTTCGGGTCGCGTATGGCCCGGCAGGGCGCGACCACCGCCCGGGAGAAAGACCACCGCCCGTGCGTGCACGGGCGCTCTCCCGAAGGGACCCGACCATGGATGACGACGACGTGGAGCAGTGGTGGTGAGCGTTCGCGACGCCCGGCTGCCGCCGTTCACCTGGCTCGCAAACGACGCGCTGGACACCGTGCGCGCTGCGTTGCCGGTGACGCGTCAGCCAGGCGCGCGCAACGCCTTGTTCTCCGTTGCTGAGGCGGCAAGTCGCGGCTGTGACGGACGTCATCGCGGTGGCTACACGCTTCGCGGGATCGCAGCTCTCGCCGGCGTGAGCGAGCGCCGGCTGCGCGACCACTTGGCCGACCTCGAGACGCTTGGCCTCGTCGAGATCACGGCGCCGCGTGACCACGCCGGACGGGACCTGCCGAAGGTCTATTCGCTCCGCGATGTGGGGTCGGACGATTCGTCCGACCGGCAGGACACATCGTCCAGCCGGTCGGACAGCCCGGCGGACGGACCCACGGACGATTCGTCCGACCCCACGCGCGCGTGCAAGGCCGTTGAAGAAGAAGAACAAGAAACCCCCCTGCCCCCCAAGGGGGGACGCTCCCGCGAACGGATTGCATGGCGGGAGGCTCTCACTGGCTGGACAAAGCGACACCTACCGCACCTCGCCGGCGATCCGCAAACGCTGGCGGCCGTCGAGCAGGCCATGAGGGCTGGGCGCCGGACACGACTTGACGTCGAGAGCTTCTTGGCTGAGTGGTGGCCCCAGCTCGGGACCGACATCGCCGAGAGCTCGGCGGCAGCCCCAGATGGCGCAGACGAATTTGGCCCCGAGCAGCCGAGCGACGCGCTCGCCGAAGCACTCCCGGCCAGCTCGTGCCGATGCGAGCGGCCTGGGCTCGCTTCGAACGATTCGGACGGCGACACGCGCTGCGCGACGTGTGGGAAGGCCGCGCGATGACCGGCGTGCTTCTCACCGCCGAGCAGGTCGCGGAGCGCTGGCAGGTCCCGACGAGCCAGGTCTACAGGCTCGCTCGCGAGGGGCGGATCCCCGTCGTCGAGCTCGGCCGATACCGCCGCTTTCACCCCGCCGCCATCGAAGCGTTCGAGGCCGGCGAATCCACCACAAGGAGGACCGCAGCATGAGCAGCGACGACCCCGCCAACTGGGAAGACGCCGAAATCGACTGGGACGAGATCCCGGCCGACTTGACGTGGGACCAGACATCCAAGGATGCGCTCGCGCGCGAGCCGTACATCTCGGAGATCCACGTACCGATCTCGGACATCCACGAACCGTTCGCCGGCCTCACGCTCGGCGGCGTCACGAAGGAGAAGTTGTAATGCACAACACCCCGAAATGGAACATCCCCGTCATCGACGGCACCGATCCCATCAACCAGCTCGACGACGTCGACGCGCTGAAGTCCGCTCTCCTCGACAACCTGCTGACTCCATACGATGTCGGGGCGTTCGTGTCTCGGCCCGTGTCGACGCCGAGCACGCCTGGCATTCGCGGGCGCCGCTACTACGCATACAATCTCGGGATCGAGTTCGTCGATCTCGGAACGGGCTGGGCGCCGTCAGGCATCCCGCTCGGTGGGGGCGTCGACTGGTTCGGCGCGAGCGACCCATGTGCGGAGCTGCTGATCTGCGATGGCCGCGCGATCTCGCGGTCGACGTACAGCGGCCTCTTCTCGATCGTCGGAACGACGTTCGGCGCGGGCGACGGGTCGACCACGTTCAACATCCCCGACACGAGGGACCGGACGCTTGTCGGCGTGTCGGGCACGATCGCGAGGGGCGCGACGGGAGGCGCGAAGACGCACACCCTCACGACGCCAGAGATGCCGTCCCACACGCACGCACCGCCGCTTCAGAACTTCGCGCTCACCGCGGGAAGCAACGCGACTCCAAACACGGGCGGGGCCTCGCAGACCACGAGCTCGGCGACTGGGTCGACTGCGAGCGCAGGCGGCGGCGGCGCGCACAACAACATGCAGCCCTACCTCGGCGCCCACAAGGTCATCCGGGTGCTGTGATGGTGAAGACGATCACGGCGACGCTGATCCTCAGCGACGACGACCCGCCTGGCTGCCGTCTCAACGTCCAGCTCGATGGCGCCACGCTCGCCAGCCGCGAGCTCGCACCGGTCGACGTCGTCGCGGCGCTCGGCGTCATCGCGCCGGAGGCCGCGGGCGTCTGGGAGCCTGCCCAGGCGCTCGTCGCCGGGCTGCAAGCCGCGGTCGAACACGGCGCGACGGCGCAGGCCGCGCGCGAGTCCGCGCTTGCCGAATGGCTCGCGGCGCTTGGCTCGTCCCCACTCGACCCAGTCTGATGCGCGGCCTGGCCGGGATACTCGAGCGGAAGCTCGCAGGCATCGAGGACGAGTACCGCGCCTTCCTAGGCGACGCGTTCGGCCCGCGGGAGGCCCGCGCGCTGGCGGTCGGGAGTCGCGCGTGCGCTGGACGCCAGGCGCTGGTGTACCTGGCGTCGCTCATCGGCATGGGCGACGAGGTCACTCGCGAGCACCAGGCGACCGGCGCACGCCGACTGATCGCGCTGAGCGTCGCGATCGGTCGGGTGGGATGCGTGACGCCCGCGGAGGTGGTGTGCGATTCGATCGATGGCATGTCGTGCGACCGGGACACGATGTTGCAGGTCGCGCGAGCGATCGACGACGAGCTCGAGGACCGGGTCCGCGCGATCCTGCTGAAAACGCCACCGCCGCCGCTCGGGAGCGACGACGGTGGCGTCGACGCAGCACACATCGCGCTCGACGCCAGCGATGTCGCCGTGGTCGCGATCGCGAGGCTCATCGAACAGCGAGCCGAGGTTTGACGAGGATTCCGGTGGACGGACGTTCGCACCACGGCGGGGGAACCACCGCGGGTGCTAGGGCCGCGCCGAGGAATGGCAGTCGGCGCTCGATGCGGCCGGCCCCGCACTTCGCAGCGGCGTTGCGGCGCCGACTCCGTAGGCGTAGTGTCGTGCCCGACAACCAAGTGGCCCCGCGGTGCGGCAAACACCCGGGGCCGTGGCAGCGAAGGGATTAGCTTCGATGCAGGCCTCACGCTATAGCCTCGGCGGACTCCAGATGCACCATCCGGAAACCGTCCGCTACGCATCTAAGACTCCCCTCGTCGCCACTCGACCGAGGGGAGCACCATGAGTAGTTATGCCGAGTTCTTCGACGCAGCCGGCGAGCACATCCTCGCCGTTCTCGATGACGGCGTCATCGACCCGCGCAGCCGTGACGTTCTCGGGTTGGTCTACCGCAACCTCGAGCGCGCCGCCGCGCTCGGGACGGAGCAACCCTCGGCGCTGGATCCGGAAGACGACGACGAATGGGCGTTCTGGTATCGCTGGTGCGACCACGTTGGGTCGATCCACTTTCTGGCTTGGCGGACCGATCTGCGCAGAGGATGCATTGCGCATCACGCACACGAGGCTCTTCAGCGCGCGCGGTTGGTGTGGTGCGATGAGCTGGACGCCATGAGCGATCGTGCGCTCGGAGCCGTTCCCGGGATCGGCCAGAAGGCCGTTGCAAGCATTCGCGCCGCGCTGGACGCCTACTACTGGCGCCAGGATGAGGAGGCGAGCCGCCAGTTGTGGCAGCATATCGACAGGCGTCTCCGCGAGGCGCTCGACCACTGCACTCGCATAAATGGGCGTCTCCGCGAGGCGCGCATCATCGCCGGTCTCGAGCTGGCGGAACGGATCCTCGCTGAGCGTGGCGCCCCCATCGCGGACCCCGGCATCGTGCGCATGGTGGCGTGATGGCCGGCGCAACCTTCCGGAACAAAAACCGCGATCGGACAGACGCCGCTGCGAGGGCAACCGGCCACGTTCGGACGATCGAGCGCCGCGACGGTCCGGTCTTCTACGCGAAATTGAAGCTCGCGGACGGCACGGAGCCCCAGCGTCGGCTGGGCAAGGCTTGGACGAAGCGCACGAAGCCGCCCGAGGGCTACCTGACGCGAGGCATGGCCGAAACGCGCGTCTCGGCGATGCTGGCGGGCGATGACCCGCTCGTGAACATCGCGCCCAGCCGCGTGAACTTCGGTCACGCGGTCGCGGAATGGCTCGTCTACGTCGAGCACGAGAAGCGCATCCGGCCATCGACACTGCGCGACTACAGCAACACCGCGCACCATCATCTGGTGCCACGTTTCGGCGCCGCTACACCCGTCGACTCGATCACCCGGCAGCAGATCGAGCAGTTCCGCAGCGACCTGCTGCGCGCCGGCGACCTCGCGCCGCGGACGGTGCAGAAGGTGCTCGTGCTGCTCCGCGGCGTGCTCGACCAGGCGCGCCGTCGGGGCTGGATCGAGCACAACCCGGCCGCGGACGTGCGCAGTGTCCGCACGAAGCGATCGGGCGACTTCCGAGTGCTCGATCCGGGCGAGGTCGCGCTACTCGGCAGTCACGCGGCGAACGCGCAGGACGCCGCGCTGTTCACGGTCGCGGCCTTCACCGGCCTACGGCTGGGCGAACTGCTCGCGCTGCGTTGGGGTGACGTGGACTTCAGCAAGCGGATCGTCCACGTCCGGCGCTCTTACGTGCTCGGGCGCGAGGACACGCCGAAGTCGCATAAGGTGCGCTCTGTCCCGCTCATCGACCAAGCGGCGGTCGCGCTGGATGGCCTCTCGCTGCGCGAGCGCTTCACGGGTGACGATGACCGGGTCTTCGCCAACGACATCGGCGACGTGCTCGGGCAGGATCTCCTACGCCGCCGCTTTCACGCGGCGCTCAAGGCCGCGGGGATCAAGCCGCTGCGCCTGCATGACCTTCGCCACAGCTTCGGGACCCTGGCCGTGCAGGCGTTCCCGCTGTCGGACGTGCAGGCGTTCATGGGACACGCCAACATCGCCACCACGATGCTCTACGTCCACCACACCCCGCAACACGACGCAGCGGACAAGCTGTCGGCGCTCGTCGCCGCGGCAGAGAGCGTGCCCCCGGCCGTGCCCCGAACCGTGCCAGTGGCCGCGTAACTGAGCGCACCTGAGAGAACGAAACGGCACCGGATGCACCGGAAAACGTTGGGCCGTGCCCAACGCCCGCGTTCTCATAATCCGTCAGACGAAGGTTCGAGTCCTTCCCGGCCCATGCTCGACTTTCGATCGGTTGCACCTTTTCCGCCGGGAGCGGATGTAGGGTTGCCTTACGGCTAGACGTTCTTCCCAAATTGCGGGTTGCGTGTTCTCCAACGCAGGTTTGCCGTCCGAGGCCCGTGCGACCGTGGCACTACGAGGTGTGCTCCGCTGCGCGCTGTCGGAGGGGTGCCAACAGGACCCCGGGAAGGAGAACGGTCACGATGGCGACGACAGCAACTCTGTACGTGAAGAGCGCGTCCGGGACGTGGCACTGGTGCCGCAACTGCTCGAAGTACCCGAGCACGGCGGTAAAGACCCAGACCACGCGCCCCGCCTGGGACCTGTGCGAAGAGTGCAAGTCCAAGGAGAGGAACGACACCTGCAATGGCTAGAGCGGCCCCCTAAGGGACCGCTCTAGATGCACTTCCGACCACCGCGCAACGTTCTGAGGCGCGTGCGGTGGCCCCGGTTCTTCTACCAGCAAGCCGACAACGGCTGCGACGGGCGCATCCATCCTCCATCGAATTTGCGGGAATTGGATGCGCCCGGTGCGCCGCTCCTCTCTCGCCCGGCCGGAGGTTCACCGTCTCGACCATGCACCTACGTCTCAACTTTCGCATCGGAGAGGCCTTCGATGCCGACGACGTCCGCGCCGGCTACGTGGTGCGGCTCTCCATGGCCATGAACGACATGCGCACGATGTACGAGGCAGCGAGCGTCATCTGCCCGACGAAGCCCAAAAGTCTGCTCGGGCTGGACGACTATCTCCGTCCCTTTGAGATGAACGACCCCGACGCGGTAGCCGAGGCCCGTGCTGCTGCGCAGGATCTGCGCGAGTTGCTCGACGGCCAGTTCGTCGCCGGCCGAACGGTCGAGAGGGAGTTCTCCCGTATCCGCAACGGTGTCTTCCATTATGGGAACAGGACCGAGGGCGTCAACCAAACCGCGGCGGCGATAGGGTTGGCAACCGAAGAGGCTGGGTCACTTGTCTCCGACGGCGTGAGCGAAGGTCGCGCGCGCTACGCCGACAAGATTGCGCAGCATATGACGTTCTGAGCCGGGCTGGGTTCCGCGGAGACCGGATTAGTTGGTTCCCTCGAAATGAAGAGAGGGAGAGAGATGGACCGTACTGCTCGAGCTCAGAGTCTCGAACTCGGCGGGCGGGATGTCGCCGAGCGACTCGTGTAGGCGGTCGGTGTTGAACCAGGCGACCCACTCGACGATCGCGAGCTCCAGTTGGGTTCGGGTGCGCCAGACGCGGTCGGCGATCAGC